GGTGCGTCTGACGACGCAGAAGACGCAGGCCGTTTATCAAGAGCACTGTCAACAAGCTCCTGACCGACTTCAAGACCATCAAACTTATCCATACGAGAATAAGAATTCGGATCGAAGTCAATTTCAGGATCAAATTTATCAAGGGCACTTTGACTTTTTTGATCAAAAGTTACATCAGGCAAGCCAGGCAAGAGCTCAAAGACACCTTCACCGGAAAGAACGCTTTTAATACGCGTGCCGCGCGACATATAAGTGGGCGGCGGATCAAATTGTAAAGTTTTCATAATAATTAACGATCAGATAAACGAGTTGCAAATGATTTATTAACAAGATTCTTCTTTCGAATTGAATAACTGAGATTAACAAAAAAGTTGTCCTCCCCGTCGGAAGCAAAAGGATTGTTAACGGTGCTCAAATCAACGAAAAGCGTAGGAACTCTATTCGGATCAGTCACAGAATTTAAAATCGAAAGAGAACCCCACATAGTCAAACCGGATCGCGATTGAACCCAATGCTTAAGAATAGGGTAAGTCGAATTCAAACCAAAATCACCTAAAACCTCGTCATAACTTGCACGGAATTCATTAAAACAAGGCTCGCGATAGACCGAAATATCAGGCGTGCCTGTCGTAGCATCGCTAGGAAGTTCCGAAAACTGCGTATAACCAACATCTTGATAACCAATATCATTATAGATCGGATTAAAATAATCAGCACCTTGATAACGCAAATAATCAGGACGAATACCTTGCCAATAGTAAACCGGACGGATACTAAACATATCAATTAAGTAGCCAGGTTCCCTGAAATAATAAGACTGCGACCTACCAAGTTGCGAATTGAAAGCAATCGAACCACCTTGTTGACCGAGAATAGAACTACCTGCTTGACCTGTCTCGGAAGTCGCCATAACAACCTGGGAGTTGACTGTCTGAGAGGCCGAAAAAAGAAGTTTCGGGCGATCAACATGCTCAATCTTTGAAGCAAAGAAAGTTTCCAACCAATCACTATACCGCGAACCTCCAGCACCCAAAAGATCCATGTACTCCTGAAGACGACTAGCGATGGCCAATTGCGGAATCGTCTTAATAGAAGTCATCGAAACGCTATTAGTTGTAGACGAATAGGGCAACAATCGTGAAAAACGATCAGGCGACGACGGACAAACCGCCATTGGATGACTAAAGTAGAAGGCGTCCAAAAGCGTAAATTTCTCAGTAGACTCCGAAGTAGAAAATGAGGAAGAAGGATAATTATCGGTTAACGAAAGCTTAGCCTCCTGTACATCAGGTATTTCAATCTCATCATACCCTTTAAGGCCTCCTTGATCCGTCTGAGTAATCTGACTATTCAAAATACTAACAAACAACGACGACCTATTATAGGCATTCACGGTAGAAGCTACAGCACCGGGATAAAACTGCGATTCAAAATAATAATCAAGATACGTTAAGTCGCAATAAGACTGATTAAAATAAATATTATTAACTCCAGAGCCATAGGCGAACTGCGAATTAAAATTACCAACCGATTCAGTTGAAACAACACGAAGAACACCAGGCCAAGCTATCGAAAAATACGGATACTGAGAATAACTATAATAATTCCGAACAATATCCCAATAAGCCAAATATGAATCCGCATTCGTCCAGGCAGTACCTTTTAAAACAACGTCAGTAAAACCTGTTATTGGAGCCGGATTTACCAGTGGATTAGTTCGAGCAATCCGCAACCAACTAAGCAAGGAATTAGAAGCCGGCTTACCTGCATTAAACTTTTTCGAATGAACAAAAGTTCGGATATAGTTGAGCGAGAGTTCATTCATATCAAAATTCGAACTGTTTGTACGCATTTCTGGATGATAGAGCTGTATTGGAACCCAAAACCGATGCAAACGAACAGTATAAGGATTGAACGTAGGAACAGCAAGAGGATTACTCCGAACATCTATTCCTTGTGCAATCTTTACACGATCACGTGCATTAATAAAATCTATACGCACGGGATAAAGAATACCAGGCGTACAAGTAAATGCCTTGGATTCAGGCAAATCATACCGAGAATAACCGTTCACGGTATGCGAAATGTAAGGTTGTTTACCCATAAGTTAATGATTTATTAAGTATTACATCGGGCGAGGCGTCTAGACCAAAAGCACTACGCCAAACGTCCAAAACTTTTAAAAATTCCATACTAATCCAGGGTACGCCTCTAATAGCGGTCGCCTTAGATTTATTCAAGTAGTTAATGTATTGCGAGAAGTAACCTTTTTCAAAGGCCAAGGATGACGGATCGACAGAGAACCGTTTAGCAACGTCCCGAAGAAAACCGATAACCACAGAATCACCGAGATAACTTGCATAAGAGGAAGCAGACAAAATCGAACGCCGGGTCTTTTCTCTTTCTGATAAATATTTATCATAATAGCGAGGGATTTTATACTGATACCCGCTATCAGAAAGCCGAGCATCGAAAGTCCACGTGCCACGAGAAATATCAGGATGAGGCTGATTAGCGATATAATCACCAAGACCGGGACTGACATATTTGCGAGTATATTTGCGATCAGACAAGGTAGCGAGCAAATCATCGGAAAGTTCATAATCAGAAGTATTTAAGTGTTTAACTACATATTTTACGGCATATCGAACACGTTTAGGTGTAGCCTGGCAAAGCCAAACAAAACCAAATTTTGAAACAATCGAACGAAGCTTATTATAGGACATTCGTGGAGCAAACAAAAAACCATGGAAATGTAAACGAGGTTCAATACCAGACTGGGGATGTATACCGAACTCTTGAAAAAAAACGTGTTTGATTGTCCGACCAGTCACGTGACGAATTCGCTCAAACCATTTACGCATAAACCACGTGGGATCATTAAAAGCCCTTCTGTAATAACGCGGATCAATAGTTATTGTGACAAACCAAGCTTCCTCGTTATCATTACGACAACGCGAAAGCTCCTGTCTAATCCTAACATACCACGAATTACGAAGAGCCTTCTGACATTCTTCACACTTACCACAAGGAACCGCAAGACGGAAACGAGCGACATCCCACGGACGTTGCGCAAGCTCGGACATAGGAAGACTTATATCACGATCTTTACGTATGTAACGACGATTAGCTATCCAGATAGGTTGCGTACACATATCAAAAAAGGGTCGGATAAATGTCAAACTTTACAAATGGATAATACTTGGCATACTTAATACGATGCTCATTAGCATCATCAAAATGTTTAAAACGACCAAAAATCACAGATGCATTTTTGGAACGCTTAGCGACAACTATATATCCCGGGCCTTTATGTTCATCATCATGGTAGATCAAAAACACAGGCCGATTATTAACAGTAATATTAATCGATCTTTTCATAGCATAAAAGCAAAAGGGGAGCTAGAACACGCGTCTCCAGCTCCCTCATTCAGTCGTCAACCACTTTAAAGAACTTTGCCCAGAAGGGGACGAACAACGCGACGACTTCCGTTACTCTTTGTTCTCTTTTTTCGTGCTTTCATCTTGACGGGGATAATCTCTTATAACAAAAACCAACATATTAGGATACAACATGACATCACTGGAATAAATCGTGAGTTCCGAAATTAAATCATGTAGATCAGTAGAGAGAGCATAACTTTGACCAGGAGCTAAAGGATTAGGCTTAACCGCTCCGAAATTAAAATCACAACATTCCGGCCGACGAGATGTCTGAATAAACTGACCATTCTGAATCTCGCCAATAGTCACCGAATAGGCACTTGTTTCAGGAATAACACGAATCACGACATGAAAATCGACAAAAGGACTTTCATCAAACTGATTTTTTTTCATAGCAAAATGGTTTTAACGTTGAACAATTATGTATGGCAAAAGTAAAAACTATTTTACAAAAAACAAATATTCTACATTTTTTTTAGAAAAATTATCGACGAGGCAAGTAAGTACGACGAACGCTTGTTCCACCAACAAACTCACCATTACGATCAGAAGTAGACGTAGTTTGCTCAAAATCAGTAGGGACACCAGCAGACCTACCACGACTAACAAGAGCAGCAGCGGCAGCAGCAAGCACGGTCTTAACCATCGAATAACCAAATTGATTCTTCTGGGAACGAATGTTAAACCAATTAGCAGGAAGATCTTGACCAGCCGAAGCGGTAGAAAGACCGAGTAGATAACTCTGAATTTCCTTACCGGTCATCTTCTTTGTTTTCCCAGTCGGTTTACCATGCTCATTAACTTCGGGAACATCAATAGGGGTCTCCCAATTAACTGAAAACCAATTTTGAAGATCCTTAAGTTCCACACTAGCTTGTTGGCCAAGAACATTATCAAGCGAACCACGGGCTTTCGAAGCGTAAGCCTGTGCTAAGGTGAGTGAAAGGTTAGCAGCAACCAACTGATCCATAACCGGAATTTGTGCGTCATTCACAGCCTTTAAATGCATATACTCCTCGACGGTCTTTGCATAATCGGCAATAACCTGCTGGTACTGATAGGTGGCTGTAAAATCAGCATATACAGCGGTTGCTTCAGTTATAGTCGCAAGAGCCTTATCATAGGCTGCAATAGCCTCCTGATCGATTACTTTGTGCTCAAGCAGTTGACGGTTAAGATCAGCAAGATTACGATAATAATCAGAGTCTTGTGTCTCATTTTCAGTGCGAGCAGCTTCAGCATTAGCCAAACGTGCATCCGCATCAGCTTTTTTTCTTTGGGAAGACATTAACATACTTTGGGAAAAAGCCAAAGCATCACCAGCAGGAGTAAGAGCACCACCATAATTACCACCGGGGCCAGACGGGCCAGAAGCTGAAGGAGCAGAACCAGGGCCTGTGCCAATTGTTGCACCAATCGAAGCACCGGAAGCGCCAAGAACAGCAGCAGGATTTATACCAGCCTGACCAAAACGCTCAAAAACCTTAGTTGGTTCATTATAGGCATTCTCATAATCAAACATCGTTTTATCATGAGTTAACTGATATTCCGCACTCTTTTCCATTTGCTCGAGAGCATACTGCTGTTGAAGAGCCATTTGCTTCCGAGCGTACTTCCACTGACGCTTCGCAGAAATACCACCAAAAAGCGCACCACCAAGACCTGAACCACCATAATTAGCGATAGCAGTACCAAATGTAGAGCCCATATTACCAAGGGCAGTACCAAAACCAGACATGACATTATTTCTTTAAAGAACCACTTTGTTGATATATGATCGTAGTAACAACCGAATCACCTGCTTTATATGTAGAGGCTGACTGCATCACCCTATGAGACGACGAACAACTACAAATAAAGCCAAGGATAACCAGGGCTAAAATAACCACAATCCAAAGAATAAGACGATTTTTTCCGACTTTTGTTTTTACTGATTGATCAACTATTTTATCAATCGAATCTTTAATGTTCTGATCCATGACTTAAAATTTAAAAGAACGATAGAAAGCGTACGCGCCATTCAAGCATTCATTGCCTTTTTCCTACATCAATTCAAGCATACTTGACGTAGGGGCCGCGCACATATCATATAATGTCGAGTAAAGGGCCTTCGGCCGCTTTCTTCATATTATTTTTAGTATTATACGGGGAAGGAAAGGACTATGTCCATTCCTTCCGTTTAAAAGGTTTAGTACGGCCTCTAGCCTTACGGCCGGCCTATACCAACATCCACATGCGTTACTGTTGGTTAATGGTGCCTTCGGCAGGTGCGTCTGACGACGCAGAAGACGCAGGCCGTTTATCAAGAGCACTGTCAACAAGCTCCTGACCGACTTCAA